ATAATTTAATCTATAAGTTCCTATATCTGGTGTTTGCCAAACATATATTTTGTAAATATTGTTAGATCCAGTTTGCCTACCTTTATCCAACATATATTGATTTGGTTTTCCAGTATTTGTTTTGTTTGGTATTTGATTATATTCAGATATTGTAACTCTGTTTACTATTGTATCAGTTCTAGTAGCATCTGCAGAATTATAAATTACAACGTCTAAAAAATCTAAAATACCTGCGGGTAGATCATAAGAACTTGTACCTTGAGCTAAATTCAAAGTATTTTGAGTTACAGTCCAATAATTTATGCCACGATTTGCCCATTCTGAGAATAATAAGTTAAGACTACGCCTAGCAGATATGGCTTGATCTCCAGTTCTTGTCTGAATATCAAGTCCACATCTTTCGTAAGCCTCAGTTATTATCTCTTCTATATTAGGTCTAAATGCGACTGTTCCAGAAGTAGCCATTTACTGCACCTTATAATTCTTCTTCAATCTCATAACTATTTGATAAGAATCATTTGCCGCGGCTCCCGTTGTGGTAAATAATACATCTCCAGTAGGGTTTACTAAGGATGCAGTATTTCCCATACCTTCACCATGAGCAGTACAATAATAAAATAGGTCTGGTGTATCTGCAGTTGTGACAATAGTTGTCTTAGCACCTGCCTGACCCAAAGTACCAGTTGTTGTTACTCCAGTTGTATAAGCCGCACCTCCTGTACCTTCTTTGAAGGCTATTTGATGACCACTATTTGTGTTATCTGATTGATCAAATATATATGTATGATTTTTTAACAAATTTATTGCAGGAGCAGTTACACCACCCAAAGCAAATTTATTACCACCACTATTTACAACTGTAACTGCATATGTGCGAGTTGCTTCTGTAAGCTCAGTAGTTGAAGGCAATCCACCAGTTTTTCTAAAATCAAAATTACCACTTTGATCCTCTGTAAGATTTAACATTATTGGGTCTTGAGTGTCTCCATCTTTTAAGACTTGGACAGTCATTCCAGCAACATTAAAGTTACAGTCTAGTATTTTAAGACCAGTACAAGCATCGCCATTAGAGTTTACATCTAGTGTTGAAGCATCAATTTTCTGCACTGCAGATTCATTGCCACCATCTACATATTGATAGTTAAATTGAAAAACAGTTTCTCTTGGATTGTCTGACTGTTTTTTTATTGATACTATATCAGCCATTTACTTCTCCTATTAACTATCAGCAAAAGGTGTCGCTATTGATCCAGATCCAATTAATAACCCTTGAACAAGATATTCTGCAGTTGCTAGTGCAGTAATTTCTACATAAGAACCTACTTTACCACCTTTTGTACCATTGTTCATATCAATAACATCATTGGTTGCCCCTGGTATAAATGCTTTTTTAGCACCATCATCTACTGCCAACATTATTGATCCAACGTACTTATCTGTTCCATCTGTTTTGATTTTACCAGTCATATTTGTTCCAATGAATAAAGTATATTTAGCACCTAATTCAGCATCTACAATACTTGGTAAAGTTACAACGCCATCAGCATCATTTATTTCAGTAATTCTTCCTGCATGATCATTGAATGTTAAAGTTGTATCTGCAGTTATTGCTTTTATATTGTTAGTTCCTGCAGATATAAATCCATTGTTGGATACTACAGGACCCGAAAAAGTTGATTTAGCCATTTCAATCTCCTTGTCTTGGCAAGTGTCTGCTTTCGCAGTCAAGGTTAAAGTTTAGGAGAGGAGTTATCCCCTCTCCCATCTTAGTTTTTTATGCGGCACCTTCTGTTCCGAAAATTCCACGCCAATCAGTAAAACCAAAAGAATATCTTTCTCTTACTTTATAGCGTACATTTCCAGTCTCAAATTCACCTTCCATGCCTTTTTTCATAGGACTTCTTTGGAACATTTTAAGACCATCTGGTACATCAGTCTTAATAAAGAACTGATCAGCATCTGTTAAACGCCTCATTACATGATATCCTTGAGGTAGGTAACCACCTGACTTGATAGCATTTAAGTCGTTATCTGCAGTGCCAGTTCTTAACTGACTTTCAAGTAATCTCTCAGCTACGAAAGTATATGCAGTAGGAATAATTAACATTGTTCCTTGTGCGGCGATCCTAAGACCACGATCATCTTTCATATCAGCAATATTTATCAAGATACTTTCTAAAGAAGTTTCAGATAAATCTGCCGCAGTAGCCAAAGTATTACTTTGGTTTCCATTTTGAGTTGGATGTGCAGTATTTAATAATGATACTCCATCTCCACCTGCAGTTGTAGTAGCTTGGTTTAAGATAGTTGCGGCTTTGATTTCTTTGGTTGTTGCCATAGATCTCGCTAACGCTTTTGTATATCTTGAAGCTAGTGAACCATAAAGTCCATCTTCTTCAGCTTCTTCTGTAACAGAGAAAGCTAACGCTACTGTTTCATGTTGATATCTAGCAGTCCATTGTTGAGAAGCAGAATCATAACTGACTCCAGCACCCTCATCTTTTGTTGGAGCCGCACCAAAACCTGTCAACAATACATCTTCCTCAAATGCTTTTTGAGAAGTATTGCTTTCAAATACTTGTGTGTACTCTGGTGGATAGCTATCATACTCTAACCCGAACAAGGTGTTTAAACCAGGCTCAAGCATTTTTGCAAATTGTGCTCTATTCATTGCCATTGTCTAAATCTCCCTATATTCCAGCACTATCTTTGAGCAAGTGCTCATTGATCAGTACTTCCATTATCGCATATTGCCCAAACTCATTATCTGGTGTTTCTAACAGACTTATGATCTTAGCAGTCGCAGTGCCTGCCGCCATAGTTCCTGATAGTGTAAAACCAGATTGACCTGTAGTAGTAGATCCAGCACCAGCAACCAAATCACAACAATTCATAATATTGGTCTGTGCAGGAGTTCCTGCAGATTGAGCTTTGAACACTGTATATGGATCGTCATATACATATGCTTTTATATTCGTTGCAACTGTGCCAGTCGGCCAGTATTGAGAATATACATAAGATCCATCTGTAGCAGTGTAAGATACTCCACCAAATACGCCTATATTATTTACCTCTGTAGCTGAATGAGGTGTTATAACTCCATCTGAAGTTACAATAACTACATCACCTGTGAAGATGTTTTCAGCTAACCCGGAGGTTATAGTATATACGTTGGCTCTAGAATAACCATTACCACTAAGATGACGTACGGGCATTAACCCAAAAGCGGCGTTTACATTTGCCATTTTTATCTCCTAGTTAAGTTTGATCTTCCATGACAGACACTTGTCTGCCACCACTAACTGAACTTTTTCTCTCTTGATAGATTTTTTGTCCAGACTTTTGCTCTAAAGCGGTCAGATCGCTAGTTAAAGATTGGTTTTGTTCTACGCTTTTGCCTGCATAATAACTTTTCATCTGCCGATGTTTTTCTTGTGGCATTTCACATAGAAGCATACCTTCTATACCTATACAACCTTCCCATTGCCCGTGATTAATAGTCGGAAACAACTGATTCTTCACAGTACTCGCAGGTCTAGCTTCCCACCCTTCTCGCATACGTTTGTATACGTTATCAGGTGTGTCCTTGCCCTGTATTGACGTAGCTACCCATCGTTGCACGAAACCAGGTCTAGCCTCTGGTGCATCTAACAACGCTGGAGGTGTCCATGATGCTTGAGGTCTACTCTCTTCATCACGAACATTTTCTCTTACTTCTTGTGCTCTAACATTTCTCTTCTCAGTCATATCTAGCTCCTTTGACTTTTTTGTATTTCTGAAGCGTATTTTTTAAGACTTGCCTCATCATTAATTCCAAGTTCCCTAGCCATCCTAAGTTGATCTTGTGTCATTCGCACTCTATTGCCTTTATAAGCCGAGCCACCCGTAGATGGTGTTACTATCTTGCTACTTTTTACTCTAGTCTTATTTTGTGCAACATCTACGTTTGATATTAGCTCTGGGAAAACCTTTTGTAAACGACTATTTAAATTTTGATAATACTCTGGACTATTTTTATCAAAACCTTCTATATCAAGTTGTACGTCAATTGCTCTGGCTGCGGCACTTTCTCGTTCATAGCCTTTCTTGTTAAACCAATCATTTTCTTGCCACCATTTAGATGCCAACTCTGGTGTTGGTTCTTCTACAGTTTGTCTTTGTGGTTGTGCAGTTGGAGCTTGAGCTTGAGCTTGAGAAGCCATAGAGTTTCTCATCTCACCTACTCTTATAGTAGCTCTCATGTCTGCAAGATCTTCTGTAAACTTTAATTGAGCTTCAGTGTCACCTTCTTCAACTGCTTTTGCTAGTGCTCTTTTAGTAAGATCATATCTTTGAGAAAAATCTGTCTGTGCACTTTTTTGATTACGTTGCACATTTTCTTGCTCTAATCTTTCTAATCTTTTTATAAGTTGTGAATTACTTTCTTGTAACTTTCTAGTTTCATTTTCAGCATCACGCCTTTCTCTAGTAATTCTATCAATCTTTCTTTGAACTGCTTTACCATATTGTATTTTTGCTTCTTCTTCAGATAACTTGGTTTCTGCCTCTGAAGCCTCTACAGTTTCTTCTTTCTTTGGCTCTTCAGTTATTTCTATTTCAAAATTGTCACCACTAGCTTTTCGCTTAGTGTCTTCAATCTCTTTTTCTATTTCCTCTATAACAGGATTCGCTTCTTCACTCATATTACTTACTCCAATTTATTAAAGATAGGCAGTTACTTCTACACCCTTTGGCAAGATAGACGTTATCTCATCATCGTTAAGTAGTAGTAGCCTTACGCCATTGATTACTAGTTTTTGTCCAGCATACTTACCATAAGTAACTTTATCTCCAACTTGTGGTTTGTTGCTAATACGCCAACTAGCTCCAGTGCCTCTTTCTCTATATGCAAGTTCGCCTATAGAAACAACTTCACCATGAGCAGTCAGATATGCCTCATTTTCTTTTGCTTTTGTTGGCAGTAATATGCCACCCTTAGTTTGTTGTTTGATTTGGTTGGGTTGTATTAGTATTTTCCAACCCATTGGAATAGGTAGTTGATGTTCGGCACAAGTGCCTTTTGATTCTTCGTCAGTATATATTTTGGCTACGCCCTCATGTTGATGAGACATGGTTAATCCTCTTCATCTATTTTAGTTAATGTTTCGTCAATAATAGCACAAGCGTCTTCTAACCCTTGAGCTAAACCAACGTCTTTTTGGTACGATTGAAAGTCTGTTTCTCTACCTTCAATCATCTTCTCGGCTATTGCCGATCTCTGTTCCCTCAACTTTTTCTTGATCCTCTTGAGGAGTTCCACTGTGTTCATTTTTTATCTCTGCCTTCCCAAACATTGATATGCCAGTTACATGGATTTCTACGTCTTTAGTATTTTCCATACTTTTTAA